TTGTAAGAAGTGCAACTATATCTACAACCAGTGTAACAGGCGTTGGAATAGATAGGGTTAGAGCCTCATCAACCGCAGTTGCAACTGTTTCCTCTACTGCGTCTGCTGGTAAGCGTGTAAGAATTGCCAGCTCCATTGTGGCAACAACGTCTGGTGTAGTGACATCTGGCGAAAGAGACAGGCAAACATCTGCCACAATTTCATCTACACTATCTGCAACGGCCTCTGGAGTGTTTGTTGTTAGTGAAAGCGTTGATGTATCTACTACATCTTCAGCGACTTGTGCATCAGAAAAAATATTTCAAGGCGGTGCAAGTGTTTCAACTTCATCAACTGCTACAGGTTCAGTAGATAGAGTTAGATTATTTAATTCACAGATTGCCACTGCATCCACTGCTACAGCAAATGGAATTGGGGTTTTCTCTAAATCAGCAAATATAGGTACTACAAGTAATGTAACCTCATCTTGCAATAGGGTATTTTTATTAAACACTACAATAATTAATACATCTGCATTTACGGCAAGTGCAATTGAGAAATGGGAAGATTTACCAGCCGCAACAGAAACATGGCAGACAGTGCCAAAAGTAACAGAGATATGGACAGCCGCATGATGTTGCAATTTAAGCATTTTTGTGGCAGTATGCAATCAGCGCCTACTGCGTCTTTCTCTTACATTGATGAACGATATTAGGCCGCAAGGCCAGACATAGGAGTTAATTATGGCAGATACTACAACAACCACATATGGCTTGGTAAAGCCAGAAGTCGGTGCATCCGAAGATACTTGGGGTACAAAGATAAATACCAATTTAGATAACGTCGATAATCTGCTAGATGGTACGACGCCTGTCACTGGTATTGATATTAACTCTGGATCGATTGATGGAACGCCAATTGGTGCAAACTCTGCGTCAACTGTTGCGGCTACCACAGTAAGCGCAACTGGTAATATTACAGTTGGCGGTACAGTTGATGGTCGTGACGTTGCGGCTGACGGCACTAAGTTAGATGGAATAGAAAGTGGTGCAACAGCAGATCAAACAAATGCAGAAATACGTGCGGCAGTTGAGGCGGCTAGTAATAGTAATGTGTTTACAGATGCAGACCATTCTAAGTTAAATGGCATTGAAACATCAGCTACTGCTGACCAAACAATTACTGCTGGCTCTGGATTATCGGGTGGTGGTACTGGAAATGTAACTTTAAGTCACAGCGATACGTCATCTCAAGGATCATCAAATAACTCTGGCAGAACATATATCCAAGATATTACTCTTGATACTTATGGACACGTCACTGGTTTAGCAACGGCTACAGAAACAGTCGTTAATACGGATACTAACACAACCTACAGTGCTGGAACTGATCTTAGCTTGTCTGGTACAACATTTAATCACAGCGACACATCTTCACTTAGTGGCACATATGGAAGTACATCTGATGGCACAAAGATTGATAATATAACAGTAGATGCGCGAGGCCACGTTACTGCAATTACAACTGGTGCAACTGGTGATATTCAAGGCGTTACTGCTGGCTCTGGTTTATCTGGTGGCGGTACTTCTGGTACAGTTACACTAAGCCATTCGGACACATCCTCACAAGGTTCTGTAAATAATTCTGGCTCAAACTTTATCCAAGATATTACTTTAGATACATATGGTCATATTACAGGAATTACTTCTGCGGCGGCAGGCGGCGGTGGTAACATAGCATCTGATTTTGAAGTTACCGCAAGTGCTAGAAGTTGGAATACTTCACTGACAACTACAGCAGGGGCAGGCAGATATATTATTAACTGTTATTTAAAGGGAAATGGTACACAAGTAACACAAATGTACTTGTCAGATTATAGTAATGTAGATGATGGTTTCTTTGCTGGAAAGAATTTTGATAATGGAACTGAAATAGCAGGATATAATGTTTGGAATCTTACAAATCATGCCGCAATGCATGTTACTGGTATTATTTCTTGCTCTGGCAATTTTACAATTGCTAGGACACCAAATAACAGTGTTGAGGGTAACCTTACTTGGATAAAAATAGCATAAATAAAAAAGGACTATAAATAATGTACTATTATTTTTATAATGAAAGCACTGGTGAAATAGTTTCTGAAAACTACGGAACAGAGCCAGTAATAGGCGAGGGTGAATGGGTAGGTTTTTCTTATTTATCTTCGGAAAATCCTAAGGAATTAGGGCATCATAAGGTTAACCTAGATACTACAGAAATAGTATTTGACCAAAACTTAAAAGATACTCAAGTAGGGAAAGAAGTTAGAGAAAAAAGAGATTTGTTATTAAGTGGAGTAGTAGACCCTATAGTAACAAACCCTTTGCGTTGGGATGCCCTTACTGATGCTAAACAAGCAGAGTGGACACAATACCGAACTGACTTACTTAACCTGCCAGATCAATCTGGATTTCCAAACACAGTGACATGGCCTACAAAGCCAACATAAAGGTTATATTGTTAATAACTACAAAAATATGTTATAGTCACAGTAACTTAGACCAATGAGGTAAACATGCCACTAATACCACTAGATATTCCTGCTGGCATTTACCGAAATGGTACTGAATTACAAGCATCTGGACGTTGGCGCGACGCCAATTTAATCCGATGGGTCGATGGCACAATGCGTCCAATGGGTGGTTGGCGTACTCGATCAGACACGGCGGCTAATGCTAAAATTCGTGGATTAATTACTTGGATTGCAAATGACCAAGATAGGTTTATTGCTGGCGGCACATATAACAAACTTTATACTTGGACATCACAAGGTGTGCGACACGACATAACACCAGTTGGGTTAACTGCTGGACGTGAAGATGCCGAGGCATTTACAGGATATGGTGGAAGTTACTTTGGGCAGTATGCCTATGGCGTGGCTCGTCCAGATACAGCGAGAATACAGCCTGCAACAACTTGGTCATTAGATACGTGGGGTGAATACCTTGTCGCTTGTAATGAGGATGATGGAAAAATTTATGAGTGGCAAACAGACAATTCCACACCAGCCGCAGTATTATCAAATGCACCAACAAATAATGAAAGCATTGTCGTAACTGAAGAAAGATTTTTGTTTGCACTAGGTGCAGGCGGAAATCAACGCAAGGTGCAATGGTGTGACAGGGAAGATAGCTCCACATGGACGCCAGCCGCAACAAATGAAGCTGGTGATTTAGAGCTTAACACAAGCGGCAGAATTATGGCTGGCATACGTGTGCAGGGTCAAACTCTAATATTAACAAGCATGGACGCCCACGTAGCAAATTATATTGGTGCGCCATATGTCTACGGCATTGAGCGTGTTGGAGCGAGTTGCGGATTAATAGCAAACAAGGCCATAGCATCAGTTGACAAGGGTGCATTCTGGATGGGTAATCACTCATTCTATGCATACGCAGGCGGCGCAGTGCAACAAATCGAAAGCGAAATATCAGACTATGTATTCTCCGATATAAACCGCGCACAAATATCAAAAACTTTTGCAGTGACAAACAGCACATACGGCGAGATATTCTGGTTCTACCCATCTGGATCAAGTACAGAAAATGACAGATACTGCGTTTATAACTACGTCGAGAATACGTGGTACATTGGTGAGCTAGGCAGAACTGCTGGATTTGATATGGGTACATATCGCCAGCCAATATGGGCAAGCGCAGAAAACAACAAGTTATACGAGCATGAGATTGGCTTTGATTATGGTTCACTCACGCCATTTGCTGAAAGTGGATCAATTGCGTTAGGCACTGGCGAGAATGTAATGTCAGTCACAGAGATGATCCCAGATGAAAAGACGCAGGGTGACGTGACAGTTACATTTAAGACGAGGTTTTACCCGAATGGCGAAGAGCGATCATATGGCGCGTTCTCTATGTCAAATCCAACGTCACTGAGATTTACAGGCAGGCAAGTCAAACTCAGGATTGACGCGGCTAATCTAGCTGATTGGCGTGTCGGAATAAATAGACTTAATGTTACGGCTGGTGGAGCGAGATGAGCGAACAACCACAGAAAGCTCCAGACGTCATTGGCAACGATTGGCGGACGTGGGGTCGTAGGCTTGTTCAGCATTTATCACAAACACGATCCACATTGGTTCAGCAGAATGGCGAAGAAAACGCATCTGATGACGCAACTCTCATGTGGAATAGGATTTACAAATATCCTGTCG